TCAAACACTAAGTTGCCAGATAGAACAGCATTATCGACTGCCATCCGCATGAAACCATTCATCAACGTCTGTGTGTCATCCATGTTCTCAGCAACACCTACACCAAACATAGAGTATGGATTGAGTTCGTATGGGACTACATAGTACGGAATCTTTGTGGGTTTAAATGGATTGAGAACCAAACGAATGATCCTGCCATTGCAAAGCCAGATGTTAGCTTGCAACTGATCCATGTCTTTAAACTCTGTAGGCATTTGAACATTGTTGTCTTCTAACATCTCACGATCAACGATGCCCCAATACTCCAGCACTTCAAAACGATTTACGCCGGTATCAGTTTGATAATCACTTAGATCATCCTCCCAATACTTCTTAACATAGTTCTCTCCCATGTCAATGACATCTTCGATGACATTAGCACGGAACATTGGGCGCTTCTTCAGGGTACGCAACTGACTACGGCTAAGCTTGTGTCTCTCAATAAAGAATTGAGATTCATCCATGTTGATTGCATCTGGATCTGTGTAAGCATTCCAAACACTTACATGTGAAGATTGTGGTACAGTTTTAATTGTTGGATCGTAGTTGCCTTCATCATCCCAGTTTGCGTACTCTTTATCTACAGCAAACGGACCTTTCATAATACCGGTACCAAACAAAGCCAATTCAAATGCAGCAGAACGCAACTGCTTTGTAGCATTGCTTTCTTCTAACTGGTCATGAATCTTTTTCTCCATCTTCTTAGCAGCAACCATAGCTGGGCTATACGTCACTGCAGAGGGAGCTACTCCCGGACCTTCGTTTAGATTTTGAATACCAGACAACTCGTCTGTCAAAGGACCGAGTCTATCTACTAGATCTTTGTAAGTTGCTCCCGGAGGAAGATCTTTTCCATCACCACGATACCCGTAAGGAGAAAAGTTGGGAGCAGCGTCTCTAACTCTTTTTTCGTTAAGGTCAAAGTGAACATCTTCCACTACGCCTTCAGGTAGAACGGTAGGCTCTACGCTTAGTGGGAAACTGTTGTTAGCAAAAAGGACATCGATGATTTGTCCGTAAGCAGCTAGTACTTTTGTCTTAGTTACCTTAACAAATACTCTGCTCTTTTCTGCTTCGGTAAACTGAACGTCAGGTCCGTATAAGCCCCGATAGTTTCTGTAAGCTCTAATCCAACGGTCTTCATCAAACCGTCTAGCAGTTTCAGACTTATTGAATAAATCTAAGACATGATTAACCAAAGGAGAAACAATTAAACTTTCCTTTGAAGCATCAGATACGTCTTTAAGACTCCCGGCTGTATCTTCCATGTTGTTTTCTTTTGCCATTATCTAAGTCAATACCCCATAGTAGGATCGGCTGGTACAAACTGAGAAGGTCTTGATTTAGCTGGATCATAGTCCCAAATACTAAATCGAGGTCTACTCATAACGCCATATCGTAAAGCATCGTACAAGTGATCAAAAGTTACCTTAGTGTCAATGTCTTCAGGATTACTTTTGTCTAGCGGTAAAATAGGTAGTTGAGCTATGAGATTTGTGCAATTGCTCATGATCACCAAACGTGGTTCTTCCGTAAACTCATCTACCTGTAATCTTCTATGTATTTCATTTTTGCCTGCCACACGAGAACCGGCAGACCTATCTGAGGGTCTCCACCTACATCCCTCTTTAATCATTTGCTCTGCTAGTGAAGGGCCAGTATCTCCCCTCTTGTGCCAGCAGCTTGAGTCGAGAACGCCATACCGAATCTGTCCATCGTTTTGCTCAAGTTCCATTACCATTCTTGCTAAGTCTTTTGCTAAGACTTTACTTACATACAACTCCCTGTAAACAATAATCTGTTCTGAAGGGCTTACAGCAAACCACAGTACAGCAGAAAAAGAACCATACCCATAGTCGCATGCTCTAAACTTGACCCAGTTACGTGGTATATCCGTGGGTTCGATAACATGTATCGCTCTATTAAACTCTGCAAACGCTGCCCCTTCAGATACATCCCAGTTCCCTTCTAACAGTTGTTTACGTTGATGCTCAGGTAATGATAAGAGCATCGTTTCATAATCCCCCTGCTCAGCAAGGTAAGGATTATCTACTAGCATCGCAGGTATAAACCTACGCCTAAACAAAGGCTGACCTGCTTTACTGTGTCCTGCAGGATACGTCAGCGTCTGTGCAGTATCTATGTCTGTAGCCCAGAATGCTTTGTTGGGAGCAGAAGGATCAATAAACATCTTCTTAACCCACGCATGTCCGGGACCACCCGGGTTGGTTGTAGCTCTCATATACACCGGCAGATCTGATGCTGTGCTACGTAGACGAGACCGCATGTAGTTCCATGCAAACGGAGTACTCCACTGCGTCAACTCGTCAAACCCTACCCAACTAAATGCTAGACCCTGATACCGCAGTACATCTTCATCTCTATCCAGATACGAGAACCACAACCTTGCACCACTTGGTGCTATCCACTGCATCTTTCTTTCTGACCATTTGATGCCCGGGTAAATCTTCGGGTACATCTCTTGGCTTTTCCAAATCAGTTCTCGTAACTCTTCCGTGGTATGTCGCAATAACAATCCACTGAACTGTGGGTGTTGCATGTAACGCAATGGATCTGCAAGCATGGCATAACTCTTACCACCACCTGCTGCCCCACCATAAAGTACTTCACGTTCATTTGCTGCTAAGAAGGATGTCTGTGGTCCCGGGTTCGGCTTGAAGATTATGTTCTGCTCTTCCAGCGTTACTGCAGTGTTCACATCTACATCCGCATAACTTGTAAACTCGTCTTGTTCCGTCAGGATCAGTGGTGAGGTTGACGAAGGTTCTGTCTCGCTCTCCCCAGTCCTCTGCTCCAATTTGTTGGAGGACGCTTTGTTTTTTTGCCCCCGGCTTCTTTTCGTACCTCTCAGCGAGGAGGATCGCTTTCTTGTACCTTCTGGCCCAAGATCTGAGGGTGGATGCTTTCGTTTTATTGTACTGCTCATACCTCAGCCTTTGTAATAATCCTTTGTGCGATATCGATCTTCCTGTTAGTTTTGTTAACCACGCAGCTACTTGTCTAGACGTATGCTTCTTTAAATGCTTTCTAGCCTTCTCTAATGCTGCTAACTCTGTCGGTATCGGTTCATACACATCTGGATTATCTTCACATTCACGATAACCAAATGGAGGCTTAAGAGATCTATTGCTTCTTAGGTTTGGTATCTGAATCCAGTTATTCTTTTTTACTGCATCTACTGGTTGTGGCAGTAGCCACCTACCAATACTACTCCTCATCCTTATCTTTATCCTTAGGAGGAAGAATCATCAATCCGTTTGTTGCCTCTACCTGAACCTTCTCTGTCTTGACCAGACCAGTACGATCAAGGATCTCACGAGCAGCATTCATTTTTTCTTTAATGCCCAACTCAGTTGGGTCAAGAATTGCACCCGCCATAGCCACAGCAGCACGAGGAGCATTACGAGCCAGATATAGGTTTGTACGCTCAAGTACTTCATCTTTAATCGCAGATATGATGTCCACTGTAGGCGTATTGTCTGAATAGCCAGCCAGCTTTTTTGCAGTAACAGCATCGCCGTTAGCCTCCTCAAATAATACGTCTAAGAATTTCTTTTGACGGTCTGTTAAATTACGTGCCATTTGCTTCCCTTATTGAGCTTTCTCTATTGCAACGATATCCTATTTTGCTTGGTATGTTTTTCTCTTTTAGATAGTTAGCCATGAATATTGCTTTTTGTTCTCCATACTTTTTGCATTCTTGTTCTACTTCAAAGTATTTTGGAGTAACGTCTACAACTTCCTCACAGGGTTGAGTTGCAATGCATACCATCCACATAGCAACCCACATCATTCAGCTTTTTCTATTTCAACGGTAAAACGAACAAACAGTATATCAATGACAATATAATGTATCCCATCCAAATGTACATGTTCGAATCCTAACATACATCCTGTTATTAAGTACGCTGATAAGTTTATATTCACGCTAAGTTTGGATTAAAAAATTCTTCTGTTGAAAAAATAACATCAAAGTTTCCAGATGTATCAGTATAACAAACAAGTTTATCTCCAGAATGCAAATAAAACATTGACCCGCCTTCAATTACACCATGTAAAGAATTTGATCCCATGACAAAAGCATTTAACAGATAGTCATATTGTGCTTTTTTATCATTGTAGTATTGAATACTAATTTTTTTATTTGCAGATGCACCAGAACTAATATGTAAAAACTTTAAAATTGAAGAAAAATTAGTAGGGCACTGATACAACAACTGAGCACTTGCTCCACTTGATGTAGCAGTTACATTAATACCGTCTGTATTAAATTTATTTGATGCTGAAATTAGTGCCATTAGTCTCTAAACTTCTTTACTTTTTTTGCAATGTCTTTAGGCTG